AGGTTAAGTGAACAGTAACTGGTTTTTCAATTACCATACTCATACCTAAAGGTTTTGACGGTACAGCTTCCGCTGGTCCGACTAAACAAGTAGTTACAAGCATTGCTGTTGTAATTACTGATAAAACCTTTTTTACATCTACCACTACGTTAATTCTGATATTAAGCATTTCTGCTCCTCTCAGTGCGAAAAAGGACCATTGCTGGTCCTTTGACATAAATAAAGGTAGCACAGGCCATACAGCCAATGTCAACTTAAAAGATATATTTTTTTTAATATGACAAATTTATGCGTAAATGGTGTAATTTATTAACTGATATCTCGTGATTTGAGACGGAAAACCATTCTTTGATATAGAAAATATATTACTTCTATGGAATGGTGAGTAAATGAACGCAGCCGAATGGGCAACAACTTTATCAGGATTTATAGCCGCAGCCGCAGCCGTTGGAGCTGGAGTTCACTGGGTATTAAAAAGATATATGCGGGTACACGTAGAAGACTATCTAGTTGAGCTTAAGCCTAATGGTGGCGCCTCGATACACGATAAAATTACTAAAGAGGTAATTCCTATGCTTAAAGAGCTTAGGACTGAGCAAATTGCTATAGGAGAAAAAGTAGCTAAACTCGAAGGTAGATTTGAACAACATGTTGAAGAGGGCGACTAATACTGCTACAGTATTAGGGCGGAGAGACCGCACGAAAGAAGGAGTCTATGAACTCAGTAGCACTACAAGCAGCACTTGCGTCATACGTACGCACAGCAGTATCTGCGACAGCAGCGATGTACCTATCTGGAAATACAGATGCTAAGGCTTTAGGTTGCGCTTTTCTAGCAGCCATCCTTGGGCCTTTGGCACGCGCTTTAAATCCAAAAGATGGTGCATTTGGAGTAGGCGCTTCAAAGTAAGTATTAAATCCTTAGGCGGTGGTAAACCCACCGCCTTTGGCATTTTATAGGGTATTATTAGAGCCTCATAAGGAGTATTAATGATTAAATGTTTTAACTGCCCTACAGATGCTATTTATACAATAGCCGACAGCGGATCTAACCCAGTTAGTTATTGCTTTAATTGCTTACCTATCTGGCTACGCGATAGAGCAATAGCAGGAGCATTTCCATTACTAGGTGCAGAAAAAGAAACCTCAAAGCCTTCTAAAAAAAAGGAAGCTCCAGCAGAAGCGCCTGCAGAGGAAGCGCCTGCGGATGAAAATAACTAAACAAAAAGCTGTTCAAGTTCATCCAGTTCCATCAGTAGCAACCACTCCAAAAGGGCCATTCCCAAGAGAGTTATTTGCAGAACCAGTTATTATAGAGAATTATGCGCCACAATATAATGATGATGGTTCTGAGTTTCCATTAGGCGCAACTGCTCAAAACAACTTTAATCCACCTAAACATCTACGATGCGCTTATTGTTTGGTTAGAGTATTGGAGACAGAGACTCAAGACCATACATGTGACAACTAATGGCTAGACGCACCCCAGGTAAATTTGGTAGTAGTTCTACTCAACGCTCAGACGAGTTTAATAAAAAGTATAACCTTGCCTATGGCATGGCGGAAAAGCTAGGTGTTTCCGAAAGAATAGATGAACAATGGGAAGTAGTAATACCTAAAGATGTTGAAGATGCTGGTACACAGCTATTAACCGCCCCAACCACTAACCCTACTAGACCTCGCGCTTTATCTATTGGGTACAACGTAAATTCTAAAAAATTGATTATTATATTTAGAGATAACTCATGGTGGGAATATAGAAACGTGCCAGTAGAAATGTGGATGAATTTAAAATCAACAAAGTCAACTGGTAGGTTTTTACGAGACTCTGGTTTAGACTCTTGGTTAGATATGGGACAATCTGATCCTAGTCAGATGAGTGAAGCTAGTCGTGAGCAGTTTACGTATAGCGCCGTTAAAGCTGGAAGAATGCAGAAAGGCATAAACTTAGAATAAAATGAAATCATACGGACCACTATACGTAGGAACACTGCAGTATTATCACCGTAAGCCCTTACCTGTTATAGAGGTAGGCTGGACGCAAGAAACTGAATACCCGTACCGTAAAGGTAAATGCCTTGTCTTTAGAGCGCCGTTTACTAAGCCAGGACTTTATATAGGTAAGTGGGTTTACACGCCAGATATTGCAGAAGATGACGACAGTGCAATAGACTCTCTGTTATCTAATGCTATGAGCGCCAGGACAGCCTGGGTTCCAAAAGATGGGAAGTTTGATGAGATTTTCTAAAAAAGAAATATGGGTTAAGCCTTTTTCTGAGAAGGTAGCAAAGCGAGTAAAACGCATACCTACTGGTGAATTAGACCTATGGACAGATCAAGCTTTAATTGAGTTAGGCCGTTGTTTGGCTAACTACACAAGAAACAGAGATGTGTACTATTTAAATGAAGCCCTAAATGGAGCCGAAGCTTTACATGCTGTTATAGACGAACTACATAATCGCGCCGTACAGAAATAACCTGTCGATTTATATATTTGTCGACAATTGTGCTAAAATTCTCCTGCCTCTCTTCCTCTCCCCGTGTGGTGGCAGCAAGAAGTCCTGGGTTTAAACGCCCAGGATTTTTGTTTTAACTTAAACTAGGAAACGTATGAGCGAATTAACTTACGACGAAGATGAGTTCTTTCCTGATGAAGAAAATGAAGAAGATCTTGCTCCTGAAGAACAACCAGATGAAGAACTAGATGAACTATCAAAAGAGTTTGTAAAAAAGCTTGTAGACCGAACTATTCAATTTATGACTGCCCTTGTTGGGCATGAACTTCACCCTTATCAAATGCCTTTAGCTCGCCGCATTATAGAATCAGTAATTATTAATGATGGTGAAGAAGTAACTGCGTTGGCTTCTCGTCAGTCAGGTAAATCAGAAACTATTGCAAACACAGTTGCTACTCTTATGGTTTTACTACCAAGGCTTGCAAAGATGTATCCAGATTTATTAGGTAAGTTTAAAGATGGTATTTGGGTAGGTATGTTTGCTCCAGTTGAAGGTCAGGTAGAAACTTTATTTGGCAGGGCAGTAAACAGACTAACTAGCGAACGGGCGCTTGAGATATTAGGTGATCCTGAGATTGATGACTCAATAGGTAAAGTTCCTGGAGTAACTCGCCAGATTAAACTGAAAAACTCTGGATCTACACTTATGATGATGACAGCTAACCCAAGGGCAAAAATTGAATCTAAATCCTTCCATCTCGTGGTTATTGACGAGTGTCAAGAAGCTGATGACTTTGTTGTTTCTAAGTCTATTTCTCCTATGCTTGCTTATTATTCTGGCACTATGGTTAAGACAGGCACACCGACAACTAGTAAGAACAATTTTTATAGATCTATTCAGTTAAACAAAAGACGTCAAACAAGTCGTAGTAATAGGCAAAACCATTTTGAGTGGGATTGGCATGATGTTGCTAAGTGCAATGAAAACTACGGTAAATTTATACGCAAAGAGATGTTACGCATTGGCGAGGACTCTGACGAGTTTCAAATGTCATACAATTGTAAATGGTTACTAGAGCGAGGTATGTTTGTAACTTCTGCCATTATGGATGAACTTGGTGACACATCTCAAGAAACTGTTAAAGCATGGCATCGTTCTCCTGTTGTTGTAGGTATTGACCCCGCAAGAAAGCTAGACTCAACTGTTGTAACAATCGTGTGGGTTGATTGGGATAGACCTGATGAGTTTGGTTATTTTGATCATCGAATATTAAACTGGATGGAAATACAAGGAGATGACTGGGAAGATCAATACTTTCAAATTGTTAGCTTCTTAAACAATTATGACGTGCTTGCGGTAGGTGTAGATGCTAACGGAGTTGGTGACGCGGTTGCTCAAAGATTAAAGTTGTTACTACCTAGAGCAGAAGTACATGCAATAGGAAGTAGTCAACCTGAGCAGTCAAAGCGATGGAAACATTTAAAGGCTTTACTAGACCGACGTATGGTTGGTTGGCCTGCTCATGCTAAAACAAGAAGATTACGTACCTGGAAGCGGTTTTATCAACAAATGACTGACTTAGAAACTAAATTCCAAGGACCTAACTTTTTAGCTC